CATTAAAGAAGTAATTCTATAGAAATAAGTGTAATGTATATATATGGCCCGAAGAAAGGTTGGTAAGGAAAAAGAGGTTCCGTTTGAGTTGCTAGCGGATTTTGAGAGATCAATAAAGTTTAATAAAAGAAATTTTAGATTCAGCCCAAAACAAAAGAAGTTTTTAGACCTTATACTAAACGAAGAGTCTAAGATTATTTTTGTTTCTGGTCCTGCGGGAAGCTCAAAGACCTACATGTCCCTGTATGGGATGTTAAAATTATTGGAGGAGGACTTCTCTAAAGATATTTTATATGTTCGAAGTATCGCTGAAAGCGCTGATACGGGGTTGGGTAGCTTACCCGGGGACATTGCAGACAAGTTTGATCCTTTTTTGTGTCCACTTTATGACAAAATGGAAGAAATCGTCGCTTCTGGGGACGCGATCTACTTAAAACAACGCGAAAAAGTGTCAGCGGTCCCAATAAACTTCCTTCGTGGAGCGAGTTGGCAGAATAAATTAGTTTTTGCAGATGAAGCGCAGAATTTTACGCTAAAAGAATTAACTACTTTGATCACTCGCATAGGTGAAGACAGTAAAATTATTATTGGAGGTGATTTTTTTCAGAGTGATATCAATGGAAAAAGTGGATTCAAGCCCATGTTCGAAAAATTCAATGATGATGAATCTAAAGATATGGGGATTCACACATTTAGCTTTAATGAAAGCGATATTGTGCGTAGTAAGATATTAAAATTCATTATTAAAAAGTTAGAAGGTGAAAAATAGTGTAATTACTTACTAATTTTGATATAATTGTAAGATGAGTCACATATTTTGTTATAGTTGTGGGGTTAAGATTGAATATAATTTTGCTAAACCTAATTTTTGTTCTAAATGCGGGGCAAGTTTTGGAGGGACGCAACAATCTCAAGCTGCGGTGGAGGAGGTTCCCCATCAAACCAAAGCTTCTGTAGTTTCGGATGACGAAACTGATGCAGAGTTCGTTCCACAACTAAGGGGGTTGCAGGTGGAAATCGAAAAGCCTAAAACTTTCACCATTGGTTCTTTAGCGGGTCAGAATACGCCTCCCGATTATAAAGGGAAAGGCTCTTACGATCTGAATGATTTCACTTCTAAACCTTAATGCCCGAAGAGAAGAAGTATGAAGACTACCAAGACATCATAGATCGAGCAGTTAAGAAGCAGAGATCAAGGTGGCGTTTAGATGCTATCAAGTGGTTTGACTTCGAAGATGTTGAGCAGGTGGTAAAATCACACATCGCCCAAAAGTGGCACATGTGGGATCAGTCGCGGCCATTGGAACCGTGGCTTAGTCGTGTAATCACCAATAGGATGTGGAATCTTATAAGAAACCATTATGGATCTTATATCAAGCCTTGTTCGACATGCATACATGCGCGGGATGAATTATGCGCTAAGACCATAAGTGGTAACCAAGATATTTCGTGCAAAGATTATGCCAAATGGTCAAAGAAGAAAAAATTTGGACTAGAATTGAAAACTGCATCTAGTCTGGATGATGCTGAGCATGTTATAAACGTTAAGTGTGATTCATATTTTGATTATGACGCTGATACACAGAAGCTTAACGAGAAAATGCTAAAAAAACTTGGAGAGAAACAATACGGGGCATATCATATGTTATATTTCGAGGATTGTACAGAAGAAGATGTGGCAAAGTATATGGGGTATAAACTGTCTGATACTAATCGTAAGATTGGCTACAGACAAGTAAAGAATCTCAAGTGTAAATTTCATAAGATTGCAGTAAAAATTTTAAAAGATGGAAGGGATTGGTAATGGATTTAACAGATGATCAAAAAGAGTATATAAAAAACAATGTGAATAAAGTCACAAATTTAAATGAACTCACCCAAAAATGTTTTAGGGATGATGATTTAGATGGTCGCACGAAAGAGGGTCGGGCTGTTCGAAAATACTTAATAGAGAATAATATTGATTATAAAACAACCCGCCGCAAACCACAGGACAAAATCGAACTAAACGATTCCCAAAAAGAATTCATTATCCAGCAAGCTCAGGAAGGAATGTCGTCGTTGGAGATTGCCAAGCTTATATTTCCAGAAAAGAGAGTAAAGCCACTAAGCAATGAGCAGAGAACGGTTCTGGCACATATCAACGAGGTCAATCCAGATTTCGTCCCATCGCAAGACTCCGCTGCCGTAAATGATTACGTCCCACCCAAAAGCCCAAGTCGTGTGGTAAAGAAAATCAATGATGCTACAGGATTAGAGTTAGATGATCGCAAACTAAACAGGCAAAAGCAAATCTGTGTAGATAAGCTTCAAATCAATCTATCCAATAGTAGATTTTTAAAAATCATCAATAATTATCTTAATAAGCCAGACAGGGAGTTGTTCGAACAGGAATTCATTCGTTTAAGTTGGGACAAGCCTGATTTAACCGCAGACGAGATTAACCTATACCTTAACGTCTGCAAAGAGGTTATTAACTTAGAAGTTGTGTCTGCTCACCTAAACAAACTCAACGATATGTTTGACGTTGCTGATGACCAAACCGAAATGACCGTGCGTCTCGCGGAGATCATCAAAGCTAAATCACAAGAATATCATCAATGTGAAACCCGCATTGAGAATTTAACGAAGAAGCTTCAAGGTGACCGCGCTGAACGTATGAAAAAGTCTCAGAAGAACAATGCGTCATTTTTATCCATCGTTCAGATGTTTCAAGAAGAGGAGGAGCGAAAGAATATGGTTCGCATGGCAGAAATGCAAAAAAAGTTAATTAAAGAAGAGGCTGAGCGGATGGAGGGTATGGCAGAGTGGAAAGCGCGAATCTTAGGTATTAGTCAGGACGATGCAATTTGAATGTAAAGAGTGTGGTCAGACGTTCGATACGCAACGTGGTCTACATATGCACATCAAGAAGCACGATATGCTTCTTGGTGATTACTATGTCAAACACTATCCACGTTTCGACAGGCTAACTGAAAAACCTATCGAATTCAAAAACGCCAAACAGTACTTCTCTACAGATTTCAACACAACCAAGAACATGAACCTCTGGTTTGAGAAAGCGCCCAAAGATGAGGTAAAAAAATATATTTTGGAGAAATTCAAAAAAAGAATAGAAAACAAGAACCTCAAACAAGCTCCATCGAGCCTATATCTGAAGACGGGTGATTGGCCTACGTTGGACATCATAAAAAAGCTGTTCGGCGGTTACAACGCATTCTGTGAGCAAATAGGGGTGAGTCCTGCGTATGGAAAGAATATATGTAAAGAGTTTTTTGAAGATTATAGCAATGAAGAGGTTTGGATCGACACAAGAGAGAATAAACCTTTAAACTTTAAAAATTCTTATGTTTTTAAACTAGACTTCGGTGATTACACTCTACCCCCGAAAAACTACACCCATACTCATGCAGAAAGAAAGTCGTTCCAAGATTTTGCTGCCACTGTAACAAATGGCTATGCTAGGTTTGTTAGGGAGATAGAAAGATGCCAAAGTTTGGGGTGTTTCTTATTTATCGTTGTTGAGGCTGATTATAATCAAATTTATAAAACAAATAGTGCTGCTTACAAAAAATTCAATATGGGATTTGTGTTTAGCAGAATGAGATCTATCGAGGCACAATTTAGTGACTGTTGTCAATTTGTGTTTAGTGGTTCTAGAGAAGGCAGTGAGGAGTTAATACCCAAGATCCTCTGCTGTGGTAAGAAGCTGTGGAACGTTGACTTACAGTATTTTTGGGAAAAAGAATTAGAAAAAAATGGCTTGGATAGAAGGCAATCAAGACCTGTACAAGAAGTTCAAAGAAGTAAACCAAGAGATACTTTCCAAAGAAGGATACATCGAAGAAGGAGAGGCTAAGCTTTTACTTTATAAGTTTTTAAGAGATAATCCATCTTTTGCTTGTGAGTTATTCACAGGTGTAAAGCTATTTCCGTTTCAGCATATGGCTATTAAGTCTATGATGGAGACGGATTACTTTTTGGGAATATGGAGTCGTGGTATGAGTAAATCATTCTCCACTGCTGTGTTTGCAATTCTAGACGCTATCATGAATCAAGGCGTACAGATAGGAATCATATCTAAATCATTTCGTCAGTCCAAGATGATCTTTAAGAAGATTGAGGATATCGCTAGAAGCCCGAAGGCTGAGTTTTTATCTCAATGCATAACTAGGACATCAAAAATGAATGATGAGTGGGTTATGGAGATAGGTTCTAGTAGTATCAGAGCCTTGCCTCTAGGCGATGGCGAAAAGCTTCGTGGTTTCCGCTTCCAACGTATGATTATCGACGAGCTTCTTCTTATGCCTGAGAAGATCTTCAATGAGGTGATTATGCCATTCCTTTCTGTTGTCGAGAACCCTACTGAACGTCAAGAAATCTATGATCTAGAAACTCAAATGATCGCGGAGGGTGAAATGACCGAAGAGCAAAGAAAACGATGGCCAAATAACAAAATCATTGGTTTGTCCTCTGCATCATATAAATTTGAATATTTATTTAAACTTTATCAACAATATGAATCTCTAATTATCAATGAGAATAAACAAGATGGCGCTCATAGAGTAATCATGCATTTTAGTTATGATTGTGCGCCTCCACAGCTGTATGACCAAAATTTGATTAGCCAATCTAAATCAACAATGAGTCAGTCTCAGTTTGACCGAGAATTTGGAGCTGTATTCACAGATGATAGCTCTGGATATTTCAAAGTCAGTAAAATGGCTTCATGTACTCTCCCTGATGGTGAAGGGCAATGCGTAGAGGTAATTGGTGATCCCTCCTCCAAATATATCCTCGCATTTGACCCTTCTTGGTCCGAGAGTGAAAGCTCAGACGATTTCGCTATACTTTTGATAAAGATCCACCCAGAGACGAGAAAAGGCGTTGTAGTGCATAGCTACGCTGTTTCTGGTTCAAACCTCCAAACTCACATTAGATACATGGCTTATGTGTTGACCCACTTCAATATCGAAATGGTGGTTGGCGATTACAATGGTGGTGTTCAATTTTTGAGTGCATGTAAGGAGAGTGGTATATTTAAAAAATTAAATTTAAAAATAGATACTGTAGAAGCTGATTTAGATAATCCTAAAGATTATGCCAAAGGTATTAGGAAGCTTAAGAGCCAAATAGACAAATCGTCAAGAAAATTTGTGTTTTTAAGAAAGCCTAGCTCTACATGGATTCGTTTTGCTAACGAAAGTTTACAATCAGCATTCGATCATAAAAGATTGTACTTTGCTGGGTCTGCTATGGATGACAACTACAATATGCAGAGAAAAGCTAATATCCCTATTGAAAATTTGAAGTTCTTGAGGAATCAAGATGCTGAAGAGAAAAACAAAGGAGCTAAGATGATTGACTTTGTTGAGCATCAAAGAGATATGATGGATCTTATAAAAGTGCAATGCGCTTTAGTTCAAGTTACTACTTCGCCACAAGGAACACAAAGTTTTGATCTACCTCCTAACCTCCGCAAGCAGAGAGGCGCTGACAAAGCTCGAAAAGACTCTTACTCCGCTTTAGTTCTAGGTAACTGGGGTATGAATGTGTATTTCGACATGTTAGACGATCAAGGGTCTGATATTACAGAAACATTCACCCCAATGTTTATTTCTTAACTTTTGAAAGTTAGAAAGTTACTTTTTGTGTAATATAATATTGTAATGGCGAGGAAGTATACGAAAAAATCAGATTATTGGAAAAAATTCAATAAAAACAATAACTTAGAAGATTTAGCCATGAGCCAAGCTTCTCAAGAATCATATACCCCAGAATTGCTGGGTGAATCATTTTATACATCAGACGCTTCGTATAAGAAGGTGTCTACAGCTAGAGCTAATAAGGCTGGCACTTCAGGCGCTGCAAGGATTAATCGTTCAGCAGTAAGAAGTACTGTCGATAGATTTTCCAGCATTCGTAAGGGTATGCTGCCTTATGAGTATGCTGCTGATGGCGTAAATGTTCGTGAGGGGATCGAGCTGTGTCAGAAAGCTTATGCCAACGTTGCTGTATTCAGAAACGCCGTGGACGTTATGTCTGAGTTTGCGAACACTGAAATCTACTTAGAGGGAGGGACAAAAAAGAGTCGTGAATTCTTCCAACAGTTCTTCAAGCGTATTAACCTTCAAAACCTAAAAGATCAATATTTCCGTGAGTATTATCGTAGTGGTAATATTTTTGTCTATAGATTTGATGGGGAATTCAACGTGGAGGATTATGCTCGACTTATGAATCAAGTTGGCTCTATTAATCCTTCCGCTAATAAGATTCCAGTCAAGTATGTGTTACTAAACCCTTTCGATATTGTATCTAAGAGGGCTACCACATTTAATGTTGGGGCATATGAAAAAGTTTTATCTGAGTATGAGCTTTCTCGCTTGCAGAACCCATCTACAGAAGAAGATCAGTTAATTTATGATTCTTTAGACCCTGAGATGAAGAAGCTGATCAAGGATGGTTCATACTACACAGATGGAATCAAAATTGAATTAGACCCCAAACGTCTTAGCTTCTCTTTCTATAAGAAACAAGATTATGAGCCATTTGCAATACCATTTGGGTATCCCGTATTAGAAGATATCAATGCTAAGCTTGAGCTTAAAAAAATGGATCAAGCAATTACCCGCACTGTTGAGAATGTTATTCTTCTTATTACTA